TGCAGTAGCAAGGAACTCATCCATTTTCTCATTTCTAATGACCTACGCATCATAGCGCTTTTTGAAGCCTAGAAAGAAGTCTCCTAACTTCGACATGGAAATCACCTCCTTGGGAAGAAATTTTATATATAAACCGTATTACGGTTATATCTTTATCCAGGCAATTCAAGATTTCCTAAAGATTCATTTATTCCTTTAGCAATATCTAATAAACCAGCTAAAAATAAAATCTAAATATCAATACTATCTGCTACAGCCTAGCCCGTTATTGTCCATACACTTTTTGAAGGATGCTCTGTTGTATGAATTGGACGGTTACCAATCATAGATTCATTTGCCTTATTGATAATAACAACTCCTGCACCACGCTTCATAACTGTAGGAATTTTTTGTATATTTGGAATAACATCATTTTCAAGATGTAATAATATCTACTATAAAACATATGAGCCTGGGACATATAATGTATTAGTTCGATATAAATGTAAAATATCTGGCGTAGTAGCAATTTTATTAACACTATTCTATGTCTACTTTAAAATTGCTGATACTATTTTTGCTTCAGCGCCACCTTCATCAAATAATGCTAAAGCGGCTACGCTTCCTAAATAGTCCTCAATTAAATTTTTATTTTTTTCTTTTACAACACTAACTGGCGAACAGTTTAAAATTGCAGAACGTAACCATTTCAAATCATCTTTAATAGAAATACCGCCTAAAGCAAAAATATTTGCAATACGTGCAAGCTAATCATCTAAATTACCACCTAGACTACCGCCATGAAACCCTATATCATTTACATATGTCTAATATGTTTTTACTGTAGTAGAAACATAAAAAGAATCGCTTAATGCATCTAGAAATTTTTTCTCTAGCTCGGCTATTTTTGTTTCATCATTTAAAGTATCCTATAAATATTTCTTATATTTAAGCCAGGCTTTTTTTAAATCATCATAAGCAGTATTGATTTTTTCATCTCTTTCTAATCGTTTCCTTGACATAGTTAAAAACTATTGAGCAATTTTTTTATAACGCTATCTATCTGTGCTTGTACCAAATTGTCCAATAGCTTTAGTGACACTAGTATGCCATTCTCTAATAAAATTATTACGAGCATTTATTAATGGTTCTTCTATAGTAAGATCTAAAGAATCAGACATAATAGTATTCATATCTAAATTTAAATTTTTAGATACATTATCAGTATTTACAGAAATAGTAATAACGTCATTTTTTCCATTTGCTGCACCGGCCCAGTCTACAATTAAATCATTACCCACTTGTCGAAATTCTAATGCGCTTGCTAACTCAGATAATTTGGGGCCGCCTATAGAAATATGCATATTTTCTAATCCCTATTTAATTTGTCTTAGTAGTACACCCTCATCTTCAAATTTTCTTTGTAAAGCTCCTTCCATTGTGGCATTTAATCCATTAATTAAAGCAGTACGTAAGTTAGCTGTAGCTTTACGTTTTAATACGCCAGTGATACTACTAATTTTATTTGTATTTAGTTGTTTTATGCCTAAATCCTAAAAAGCTTTAGTACGACTAACTAGTTCTTTTATATCTCCTTTAACTTGTACTTGTCCATCTTTAATTTCAAAAGTTATATATACAGAAGAGCCCTCTGCATCCTTTCCTAAAAATATACCATCTTCTTCTAAAATAGCAGTTTCTATATCAGTAAACTATTGGTCTACTGCATTCTATCGTTTACGCATTTCAGCATCTAATGTTGAAAGTCTATGAATCATATTATCTAATTCAGTAATTTTATCCCATGATCCACTAGCTTCTAATACTTGCTATAATAAAGTCTATTCTTCTGTTAAAGTTGCCTATTTAGATTTTTGTTTTGACCAAGCAATTATATCAGAAATTGCTTGGAATAATCCATCGCCTTTATTTTTAGAACTTTCTAAATCTTTAATTGTAGTAGCATTTTCTAATAATTTCGATACTTTTCCTAATTGTCCATAATTATTATATAAACCATCAATTCTATAATTATGAACAGTATCAAATATATTAGGATCATTAATGATCTCTTTTACAATTTCTTTTGTAGCTTTTTTTGTAATATTAGCGGATAATATCTTACTTAAATTTCTTAATCCATATTCCTAAATAGAAGTAATCATCATTCGTTTTATTTCTGCTTCTAATTCAGAAAACTGTGTAGCTTGAGGATAAGCTGTCTATAAATAAGCGGCTAATGCCTATAACATTTTTTTATCATTAATAACAATATTAACAGTATCTGTTACCCATTTAGCCACTTCCTAATCTACAGTTTTTTCTATATTACCAAAATATTTTTTTGCACCCCATAAATGATATTTAAACTTTCCATTTTGCCATTTACCACTAGTTAAATTAGCGCTATTAAGGTATTCGACCTTAATATTTTTTTGTACTTTTTGAGTAGCATTTTCTATCATCTTAGCTTTTTTTTCTGCGCTTACTTTCTAACTCTCTGCTAAACCGCCAACTTGCTGCTATCGACTTTTAATCATTTCTTCAATTTGACTATTAATAGATTCAATACGCTACTGTTCACGAGAAGCGATTGTTTTAGTTTTATCTAAACCCATCATAATAATATTAATTAAAGTAATAAATCTAGCATAATCAAAAGAATCTTCTTTATAGTCTTTAAACATATCTAATAATTCTGTTAATGGAGCAATTTTATCTGCATCTGAGCTAAATTGAGATTTAAATTCAGTATATTTACGTTTAAAAAAGGCCTATTCATTCTATAATTCCATATTATAAGCCATTCGTAAAAAAGTAATAATATTCTAGAAACGAGATAACATTTGAGTTGTCGCATCATCTTCCGATAAATTATTGAAATTGGCGTGAGATTCAGCGTCTCGTATGGCCTATTCTGCACGAGCCGCTGCGACGGTGGGACTGCCAAATCCAGTCTATGTAGTATCAATATTTGAAATTGCAGTTAATGAATTAAAATAAAAATAATTTGGACTCCATCCATGATAATAAGCTAGATTACCAATAGATTTAAATAAATTTTGTCCCATCTTTTCACCTCCAATAAAAATAGCCATCTAAAAATAGATGGCTTTCTCTTCATCAATATGTATTTTAATTAGAATTGAATCACTTCAATTTTTTCAACTTGATTATCTTTCAATTCAAATCCTTGCGCTTGCATAGTTAAAATATTTAAAACATAAGCAATTCCAGTAAATACTGCACCAGTATCCATATCTAATTTTTCGCCAGTATATGCTGGATTACTAGTAGGTGCATACTTAATTGGCTGAATCTTATTAACTTGAATATCAATATAATCTGGAAGGTATGGAGTGGGTGTATGTCCAAAAATTGCTATACGATTTGGCGCCCAACCCATATCTAATGCAGATCGGTTCCATATTATCGCATCACTATCCCATGAATCTAGTGGAAGATCATCGTACTCACAATTAGCAACACGTTTAAAGGTATTATATACTCCACCACTATGACAAAAATCTCGATTACCAATACTAATTGTACGTGGCAATTTTTCAATACGTTCAATTAGATTCATTGGCATTCCATCCATGACCCAATCCAACAAAGTTGACATGCCGCCATTATATAATGAATCTTGAATAGCAGCATATTTATAATCAAAATTCTTACAAGCAGAAAGAACCGTTTTAACTCGATCTCGATCTGTATTTTCAAAATTAAACATCTGTTTAATTTCTCGCGCCGCTCTTGTGAACATATCTTCATGATTACCCATTAAATATGTAATGTGTGGTTCATCTAAAAGTTGTTTCATAATATTATATCCATCTGGCCCGCGATCAATTGCATCGCCGCCAAATATAATCCAAGGCGTGTCATCCATTTCATAACAATATTTCATAATAGCATCAAATAATGGACGACAGCCATGAATGTCTGTAAAGAAAAATACATCGTGCATAATTTCACCCCTCTTCTTATATAAAAATTATACACTAAAATATATAAAAAGTCAAATAAAAAAAGAGGGCCGATTACTCGACCGCTCCAAAATTTACAATAGGTACAGTGTCGCCGCCAGTAAATGTAGGCAATTTACCATCCCAATGTAGAATCTTATTATACTCAATAAGATCCACAGTTAGAGATGCATTTAGTTTCTTATTAGCTTCTGCTTCAGCATCGGCTTTCGCGCGAATAGCATAAGCTTCTGCATCTGCTTCAATTTTCTGCACATCAGCTTGTGCTTGAGCAGCAATGCGGGCACGTTCAGCCTTCTGTTCTTCTTCCATAGTCTGCTGTTCCTGCTGAGTTTTAGCTTTCTGCTTTTCCTGCGTAGCTACCTGTTTGGCTTCAACCGCAGATTCAAAAGCGTCAGTAAAATCAATATTTTCAACCGCGAGAGAAATAATATTTATACCCTTATCGGTCAATTCATTTTTAAGTAGCTCATAAATAGCGTCAGACATAGCTTGACGATTTTCAATTAGATTTTCAGCAGTATACTTAGCAATGATAATCTTTACATCTTCTTGAATACGTGGATTAATCAGAATTGTAGCGTATTCAACACCAATGTCTCTATACAAGTTCATCGCTGTGGTCTTATCAATATTATAGTTAATAGAACCTTGTACAGCTACCTGCTGAATATCTTTAGAAAAAGCTTCTAGCTGGAAGGTGATACGCTGTTCACGATTATCCATCTTGATTACATTATCCCAAGGTGCGTGGAAGTTAATACCAGCATCAAGAGTATTTTCATGCACTTTACCGAAGGTAGTTACAATACCTGTATATCCAGTAGGTACATAAGATATACATGAAAGGATAATAAGTACAATTGCTGCAACAGTTCCAATCAGCGGCGTGGCCACCTTAAAACCTGGATATTCATCACGATCAATTACAACTCCACCAATAATACTGGCAATAAAAATAAGTATAGCAAAAATCAATAGCACCATTATTTATTCATAGCCTCCTCATAATGTCTAATTTTCCTATTTAGTTTCGCAATAATACCACGATTTACTTCTTCTCCTCGCGCTTTTAGCAGATTGCGGCGATATAGCCATCTTAGATATTTAGTATACTCGCTCATTTTATCCACACTCCTTATAATACTTCAGTTAAAATTCTAAAATCTTTAAAAATATTCCGATCAATAGTAACTTCAACAGGTTTATTTTTTAAATCACTGATATTAGTTATCTTAGCATCTTTCATAATTTTTATGACTTGGTTTATCATATTAATTAACGCAGCATTCTTTTCTTCTTCTGACCATTTACAAGCTTCAGATATATTAACAGTATATTTTCCACCCGTGCCTATACCGCTGCTATCAGATAATTTAAATGTTAAATCTAATCCAAATAGAGAAGGATAATCTGGAATAAAGCCAAATCTAACATCCGATATTTTTCCTAGTAATTTTTCTGTCACTTAATCCACTCCTTATTCCATTTAGTATTATCATCTTTATCTTCTGGATTTATACTTAATAGTGAAATTGCACTATTATATGCATCCAATAGAGTTTCTTGCTCTTGAACCAAGTCGCATTGGCCACAATTACGATCACAATCACGGCTAATACATTCACGTTCAATTTCAAGAATATGAATTACTTCATTTTTATCCATGATATTTCAGCAAGAAGCTGTTGCTCACCGCCTTAAAAGACTTAGTACCATCAGTAGAACGGAATACAATTCCCTCACGAGGCTTGTCATCCTTTACAGAATTACCATCCGCATATGCAAGAATAGCATCAACATTTTCAAACTGATTTATCTTCATGCAAGCTTCAAGTACTGGTACGCAAGGAACACCATATTCTGTAAGAATCTTGAGCATTTCCAAAGTACCAACGCGACCCTTAGAAGAGAAAATCAAGTTAAAGGCAGCAAAATCATGCCCGGTTAGAGAATAATCACGCTTCTGCACTCCTTCTCCATAGGTTTCGCCTTGAATAGTAATGTACTCTTCCTGTGGATACTTTTCAAGCATTTTGGAAAGTACTTCAAAGATATTATACTTCTTTGCCATTTCCCAATATACGTTAGTATCATAATAACAAGGCTTAGTTTCTTCACCGAAGCAAACATTACGAGAACATACATAGAAGTTCTTTTTACCAAACTTCCCGCGCTTCATAGTGAAAGTAGTGCTGGTACCATCAATCTTCTCAGTAGCCACCCAATCACCGGAATCTTCCAGTATCCAAGGCATATTCTGCACACGTTCTTCATCAGTCTTGGAAACCCAAGTTGGCCAACCATTCTTCTTATCCTTCTTCTTACCAAAGAAGAAAAACATAATCTTACGACCGAGTTCAGAACGCATCATCCAACGAGCCCAAGACTTTTTAAAGATAGTGGGATGCCGCTGAGCCATTTTCTTATACTTATCAACTGGCGCAGCCTTACGGGTATTATCTTCTTCATCGGCATAAGTCACGCCAAGTTTCTGTGTAAGGAAACGAGATTCATCATTTACATAATGAGGTACACGTTCATCATCCATAATATATGGAGTTTCAGGTTCAACATTGCCAATAGTCCAACCAAAGTCAGAAGCGTGCATAAGCAAACCCTGAGAGATAGTTTTACACATCTTCAAAGTCTTAACTTTGTAATTGCGCTTCTCAAGGAAAGCAAAACACTCCTTATCAGAAGGAACACAAGAATCAATCTCAAAATAAATAGCGGGATCGCCTACTTTAAACTGATCTTTCTGAACAATTACACGCCAGCCGCCAACAATTGCATGTTCTACACGGTCATAGCCAGGAATCGGTTCAATGCCATCAATTAGAACTACGTAGGCAAGCTGCCGAATACCTTCTTTATCAAGCACTTATATCATCCTTTCTTATTATATATTTACTATTGAGTAATAAATCATCTAGACATAAATCATTGTAATGTATGTATGGAATACGAATAAGAATAAAATTATTATTCCATGCATATTCATTCTTCATTTTATCATGTAAAATTCGTTGTTTATAATCTTCTTCTGTATCCCAACTATATACTGGATGAAAATGTTGTTCTCCATCATATTCAATTAAGATATTATATGCTGGTAAGAAGAAATCATATCGTGGTTTTCCATTAGTGTCCTCATAAGAAAAATTATTAAAAGTTTTTTGATTTATAAAATCAATATTATTTTTAATTAACAGTTCTCTTATTTTTACTTCTCCATGTGATTCTTTTACACAACCACAACTTGTAGTATAGCCTTGAGTTAAATTAGCAGCATAAATTTCATATTCTTTACCACAATCACATCTAACCCAATATTTAGAATTACCGTTTATAGTTCCTAAATATTTTAATACTTCTAAATGACCAAATCGTTGTCCAGTCAAATCCTTTAGTTGTTTTGCTCTATTTTCTTTAGTAATACATCCACAAGAAGGAGTGTCACCACGACGAAGATTTTCAGTAGTTACATAACACTGATTCCCGCAATCACACTGACATAACCAAGTTCGTTTATGTTTACCATTATAATAAATTTGTTTATCTTCTGAAGCATAACCCAAAACTACTAATCTAGAAAATCGTTGTCCTGTTAAGTCTAATCCTTGCTTTTCATGTAATG